CCAACGCAGACGAAACTTTTCGCCTTCAATGTTACCAACCCAAACAAAGTTGTTCCATGCCGCGATATACTGCGCCTTCGGCATATTCCCTGCCGAACCGTCAATTGTAGTTCCCAAGTCGGCGTCGGTGGAACCATCCCACTTGAACGACACCTTGTCGTATGAGACACCGTATGCGATGTTATTGAACGTGACCCCGTATACGCGCGAACCCGCAGTTCGCGCCGTAATGTTCGTCAAGGCGGTAAAATTAGTGGTTGCAGAATGGGCAACGGCGGTACCGTAGTTGACCATCAACTGATTCGTGCCACCGTCGGTATGGAAACCCCAAATGCCCTTTACGTCGGCACTGAGGGCCGTAGAGTTACGTCGGTCGATGCCGTTTCGCATGGCGACCCCGCCACGGGGATCGACACTGACGTTCATCATGTCGGGGGATTCGTTTTCGGCAAGGTCGAACTGATCTGCCCGCAAATTCAGGCCACCCGCAAATGATTCTAATGTCGCCAACCTGAAGTCGCGTTTAGCCATAACGAGTTACCAAACAATCCCACCCGTGCTTGCATACCGCAACGCCCCATACCCAGCCAAATAGCGGGTATTCGTGCGGGAATTAGCGATCATTGGTTGAGGTGCAGGCGTGTCAGCATACCTGCGTGCCACATTGTCAAGTTCGATCTGAAACTGCTGCATGTACTGACTCGCCATCAGCGGGTCTTCCTGCTGCAAATATGCCTTTGCCAACCCGTAGGTAGCGAGAATAGGATGGAAAGCGTCAGGTAGATCAGGTTCCGTATCGTCACCCGTTCCGCTACCGAAAGCGGTCGGGTTGCGGATAGCGCGTACAGTAACCGTTAGGGTGTCGCTGTCAGGAGTCGGGTAGAATCGTACGGTGTCGTTCCAGATGCTGTACTCCCACGGTTCACCCGAAGTAGAGACATCCAACGGATGACTGAATTCTGCTGCATCTCTTCCAACGTACGCTAGTACATGGTCGTCGGTGCGGATTGCCGCTATTTCTCGTAGCCCCTGTGTAACCGATGCCCCGATGAAAGCCAACGTATAGTCCTTTGTGCCAGATGTAGTGGTAAAGGTCGTTGTGGTTTCAAAGAACGGCCAACGCTTCTCGCTGAAAACGATAGTGTCGAAACCCTGCCCCAGCATGGTGTCAAGTACTGTGTCCGATACGTCGGTGGAGTCGATGTCGATAACAGAGCGGATTTGGTCCCGCATCTGTTTAATAGTCATCGCCATTAGAGTGCCGCCTTTGCCGCCTGTCGTGTATGTGAGGCACAGAGAACAGACCCAGCAACGGGGCGCGCTTTACACGCGGCCCCGCTGCGGGTCGAAGCAGAACAAAGTGTGGTCTGAGGGGGTTCCCACTCGTCAACGAGTTCTGAAACCCCTGCCACCAAACGGGCGCCTTTAGCAGCCCCCATCGCATATATGGCGGGAGGAGCGCCAACCGACCCTGCTGGGATAGCGTCGGGTCGGGATGCAAGCGCGGGAACGCTATGGCGTACCATTTGTTTCCATTCTGCTAGACAGTTTGTGGGGGCGGGACTTCCGCCCCCACAAACAAATTGTTATCAGGTAATGCCAAACATGTAACCCTGACGAGCGCGGTTGCTGCAAGTCAAGTTACCGTAAGACAAAATCTGCGCGTAACGCGCATCCTGATTGGTGGGCCGCACGAACGGTGTTGGCTTGAACCAAACGTCCGAATGAGCCACAAGGCGCAGATACTTGGTGTTCAGGAACATCAATTCTCCTGAAGTGCAAGCACCGTCAAATGTGACGGGTGCGCCCTTGTAAAGCAGATTCTGGAATCCAGCGTCTGCCGTACCAGCATCCGAATACCGCAACTGCGGCTGAAGCAGAGCCTCATAGGACTCGTATACAGCCTGCGTGCCGATCAGGATGGTTGGCTGGTCGTTGCCGACTGAAACGGTGTTGTAGACATTTGCCATTGTAGCAAGTGCCAAAGCGCCACCTTCGTCGGTTTCCGTCGATGCCCACCAAGAGTTCCCCGTATCAGTCGGATCAATCCCACCGAGGGCTGTGTTGGGCTTGGTAACAATCAGATCCAGACCAATCCAGTCCTTGCTGCTGTTACCCGTGCCATCACCCCAAAACATGGTGTTCATGTTCTCAATGACGGTTTCCTCAGCCTGCATGATCTTGCCTTCCAGCAGATCAATGATTTCGGCTTCGCCGTTGTTCTTTGCTTCTTCAATACCGTTGATCGTGATAGTGACCGCGTACTGCTTCCAGTCGTACTCAGCGGCAGAAATGCCAGTCTGAGCAGTCGTGGAGATGGTATCCGATCCACTATACGAGGCAGCGGTGCTGTTGGTCCCATAGATGATCGGAACAACGATCTTTGCACCACCACTAATGCGCCGAATGGTCTGTCCATTGGTCAGCGCGTAAAACAGTGGTCGGGCAGAGAAGATGTTGTCCGTCAACTTAGGGATGTAGTTCTTCAACGTGGTTGATAGAATCTGATCAAAATCATCATTTCCTGCCATGTCGAATCACCCCTTTCAAATATAGTTGGTTAGTTGCTTGCTTCTTCTAAAGCCAGACGATAAGCGTCACGGATCGAAGACACCGCGCCGACAGCACGCTCAACATTATCCGAGGTCGAACCTCCCGTAGTCGAATCGACCACGTTCGCAGCCCGCTTCTCTTCCACAATATCAGCATTCCTAGCCCTATCTTGCATCGCCCCGTAGGTCATGTGCGTGTAAGCGGCTTCCAAATTGCCTATGTTGTTGCGAAGAGCGTGTGCGTATAGTTCACTCTCGTTAATGTTGGTATTGTACTTTTGGCGGAGTCTGTGCAAATCCTTTTGCAAATTGTCCTGTCTTTTCGCTCGTTCTTGAGTTTCAATGGATGTTTCAATTCGTCGCAAGCGAACTTCTTCGGGGTCCAAATCCTCAACGTCTTCAAAGTCCTGAGGGGATTGGTTGCCGCCGCTGACCCCAAAGGCATCACTTAAAGCAGTGATAGCCCCACGGGGATCAGATTCTAATGCTTGCACGATTGCCTCACCTTGAGCCAATCTCTCGCGTTCGCGGGCCAAGTCCTGCGTCTTACGGGTGTAATCTGCCTGACGTTGGTAACCGCTCTGAAGTTCCTCCATAGATACAAGGTGCGTTTCGCCATTAACTTTAACGGCGTGCGTCCCCTGTTCTGAAGTTGCTTCATTTGAAAGTTCAGGAGTGCTGGTGCCCAGTTCCATCGTTTCATTTTCCATGTGGAATCCTTTCGGTTATTCCTATTGTAAAGAAAATAGTGTCCCAAATTATAGATTTGGTAGTTCCAAACCCATCTGATTCTGCAATTGGGCCAACAATTCGGGCGGTACTCCACCCGTAGCCTCAAACACTTGCTGCGGAGGCGGCTGTGGGCCACCCATGCCGCCCGCCATCGGCGGCGGCATGCCCTGTGGAGGTGGCCCCTGCGGAGGTGGTCCCTGTGGAGGTGGTCCCTGCGGAGGCATCGCTGGCTGTTGCTGCACCAAAAACTTGTCGGGGTCTTGTATCCCAAATCCGTACGAAAGTACATACCGTGCCAACTCGGCAGGGTCAATAATCACGCCGACCAATGGAGCCAAGGCGTTCATCAACGAAATCGCCTGCTGGCGACGACCCGTTTCGTTCAACGGCTGCGTTGAGCCACCCTCAACGCTGAAATCGTATTCACCGATAATGTCATCTCGCGTGTACGCGACGTAATACTGCTCGCTGTTCTTGCCCGCGATACGAACCATCTGGTTACGGGTCATGTACTGCTGCATCAACTGGATAACGTGACGGGCCACCTCGCCAATACAAATTTCGACCATCGCCAACTTGTCAGAAGCACGCGCATTCCCTGCATCTGCAATAATTGATGCCTCGGTTGCTGTACGACGAATCTCAGGCATCTGCCCACGGGCGTATTCCGATACGCCGCTGACAGTGTTTACATCATTTTCAATAATCGTAGAATGATTATACATTTCAGGAGCCAAGGGCACCTGCGGTAACGGTACCACAATTTCACCCAGCGGCCTGTTCTCGTCCACAACGGGAACAAACCGTCCATCTTCATCAGATTCCAACGCTTCTCGGCCCTCGGGGCCAAATGAGCGTTCATGGTACAGATACTTGCGTGCGTATCGCTT